AAACAATCAAAACAATTTATAACTGAACTAGGTAAAACTAATACAAAGACAGTTGTTAGTGAAGTTGAATCTACACTTGTCAACGTTATTAAAAATACACCTGTAAGAGGTTATGAAGTATTTGAGCAAGATGTAACTTTAACAAAATCTGGTTATTATCGTGCTTGGGTAGGATTAAGATTGCCAATGGGTGAGTTTAATAAGATGTATAACTATACCATAGATGAAGTAGTTGACGCTTATAACTTAAAGAAAAAGGCAAATGAATCTTATAAAGAAGTGTTAGGAAACGGTGATGGAGATAATAGTTTACAGTAAAAATAATTGTGTCTATTGTAACAAGGCTAAGTCTTTGTTGAAAAATCTTAGCCTTGAATACACCGAAAAAAAGATGGAAGATTATTCGTCTGTTGACGCTTTGTTAGAAGACATTGGCAAAAAAGTAAGAACTATGCCACAAATAAAGATAGATGGCGTATTAGTTGGTGGTTATAATCAATTAGTAGAATACTTTGCTGATAAAGGTAAAGTAAACTTTAAAGGTGAGATTGTTAGTGAGTGATAAAATAATACTTTTTCCTAAAGACCGAATTAAGAATTTAAATAAAACAGGTCCTAGTGATACAAGTAAACAACATAAGAAGATAGAACAACAACAAACAAAAGAGTTTGTTGAAGCTGCTACAGATGATATGGCGTTAGGTATATTAAGACAGTTTGTTGATTTAGCAATAAGAACTAATACAGAAAAGTTTACAAAAGATTTATCTTTATTAGTTGATGTGATGAGAGGTTTAATTTATAGAGATTTTAACCAATATCATCCTGCTCAGGACTTATCAGATAAAATTGTATCTGTTTCGTATGATAGACAAGGTCAACAAGTTGCTAAATTAGACTATAGTAAAGTGATAGATAAAAAACATAAAATTCATAAACCACTAAGTCCAGATATTAAAAATGAATTAGAAGGTTTAGATAGTAATATAGATTTTGATTCAGATTTTAACTTGCCAGATGATGACAAGTAAAAACAAAATTCCTAGTGGAATCGCCTTCGCAGGTTGTAAAATAGTGAATGTGAAATAAAGGAGAAATATAATGTTAAATTATATCAAAAATATGTTCTCAAAAAAAGACGAATTAGTATTCGTTGCTAATAAAAAGAGAACAACTGCTGAAACTAGAGGCAGAAAAAAACTTTCTAAAAAACAGAAAGTTTTAAACCTTTTATCAAAAGGTGAAAACGTAACTTGGAAAACAATCAGAAATAAAATTGATCTGGAATCTCCAAGAGCGATGATCGACACACTAAGAGCTGAAGGTTATATGATCTACGGCAATCAAGTGAGAGGTCAAAAAGTGTACAGAATGGGTACACCGACTAGAGCTATCGTAGCTGCTGGTATTCAAGCACTTTATGGTACAAAGTTTAAATACAACAACCATAGTGTATCAGTTAAAAAATCAGAATTAGCGCCGATTGACGCCTAGTTCTTTAAGGGGTGGCGAGAAATCGCCACCCTATATACAATATGAATATAAAAGATAAAAAGAAAATTAAAATTGGTTATCAAAACTACGGTTTAGATTTCTGGCCGGAAACTTTTGCTAGAACAGAACAAGCCGAAGGTGAGTTTTTTGCTAAAGACCAAAAGATTGGTGTACGTGATGCTGATTTAGATAAAGTACACGGTGCCAATACTGTTTTACACGAGGTATTACACGGTGTCGTTTATCAATATGGTCTGTGTGATGTTGTTAAAGATAATGAAGAAAGAATTGTTAACACTATGGCAAATGGTATGATGTCAGTATTTGTAGATAATCCTTGGTTGTTAGATTACCTTAAATCAGCAATTCAAAATGGTGATAAGAATGATGAGTGAATTTAGATCAGGTATTTACAATCTGTTAAAAAAACTAGGCACAACTAGTATTGGTCGTGCTATTGTCTATACAATAGGACATATTGTTATTGCTATGACTTGTAATAGATTAATTACAGGTGCTGATTGGTCTTTAGCAGGTGTTGATGCTATTGTAGAACCTATGATAAATGGTGTATGGTATTATATGTTAGATAGATTATGGAGTAGAAATGGCAAAATATTATAGAGTTAGTCCTAAATGGAAAAAGTCTGTTTTTGAGTATCAGACTTATAAAGATGAAGAAAAGGGTATTTCATTTACTACGGAAGAGATGTATCGTTGGGGACATTGTGTTGTAAAAGTAGAAGAAGGTGAAGAATTAAACGATATTATCGGTGATCCAAATGATAGTAATAACGAATTTGAATTTGACCACAATATGGTAGATGATATTGAAGTTGATGACCAATGTTCTTTTTATTTTGAAAATCCTAGAGGTATTACTACTGAAGAATTAGATGAAAATTTTGAAGAAGATGGTTATGATTACTTAGAAAAATTTGGTGATCCGGATGATTTTTATTCAATATATCAAGGCGAATTAGATGTAGAAGATGTAACGGAGAAATATGCCAAGCCGACAACAAACACTTAATTATAGAATGGTAAAAACATTGGCAGAAAACAACAAAGACAAACCAATGAAAAGAAAAGTAGATACCTATGAATATCAATCTTTAGCAGATTGTATTCGAAGTGACCAAGTACCGGCAAATCATATTGCTGAAATTTTTACAGATAAAGATTTTTACAAATGGTATTCAGAAAAGTATTTTAAATGATTTTAGTTGATTTAAACCAAGTCTTAATTTCTAATTTAATGGCACAGACACGTGGCAAATCAGATGTTAAGCCAAATAAAGAAATGATAAGACATATGGTAATTAATTCACTAAGAGGTTTTAATCTTAAATTTAAAGAAGACTATGGTAAAATGGTCTTATGCTCAGACGCAGGTAATCCTTGGCGTAGAGATGTCTTTCCTAATTACAAACATAGTAGAAGAAAAGGTCGTGTGGATTCTGCTACTGATTGGGATTATATATTTACAGTTATTACGGAGATAAAAAATGAAATTGCTGAAAACTTTCCTTATGTCGTTATGTACGTTGAAAGGTGTGAAGCTGATGATATTATTGCTACTTTGGTTCAGCATAATGATAATGATGAGCCAATAATGATTATATCAGGTGACAAAGACTTTATACAATTACAAAAATACAAGAATGTTAAGCAATACTCACCTATTCAAAAGAAATTTGGAGAAGACACCGACCCTAAAAAATTCTTACACGAACAGATTATTAAAGGAGATAGGTCGGATGGTATACCTAATATTTTAAGTGAAGATGATATATTTCTAACAGATAAGAAACAATCACCTATTACAAAGAAAAGATTAGAAGAATGGCTAGACATAGAAAATATACCATTAGGCAGTGAAACTAAGAAATATTATGAAAGAAACAAGAAATTAATTGATTTAGACCAAATACCTGGCATAATTCAAAATGAAATCCTGTCTAAATATAGACAGTATGAAATACCAAACAGGTCCAAACTGTTGCCGTATTTCATAGAAAATAAATTGAAGTCCTTGATGGAAAATATTAGTGACTTTTAATGAACATACGTATGGAGAAATATAATGGTACAAGATAATCCAAATCTAATATCCAGAAAAGCTATGACTGCTATGTCTAGTACAGCAGGTTCAGGTCGACCTTTAGTACACGAAATATTTACGAAAGTAAATAACGCTAAAGATAAACCTAAGAAGATTGCCGTATTAAGACAATATGATAGTCCTGCTTTGAGAATGTTAGTCAAAGGTGCTTTTGATCCTAAAATTGAGTGGGAATTGCCGTCAGGTGAACCTCCGTTTATACCAAACGAGGCGCCAGAAGGTACTGAACACACTTTATTAGAGAACGAAGCCAAAAAGTTATGGCATTTTGTTAAGGATGCCGATCCTAAATTAAATAGTTTGAAAAAAGAAACTATGTTTATTCAAATATTAGAAGGTCTACACGCTAACGAAGCACAAGTCCTTTTAGATATTAAAAATAAAAAACTTAACAAAACTTACAAAGGGTTTTCCGAATCAGTTGCTAAAGAGGCATTTGGTTGGAATGACAATTTTGTCACCCCATAGTCAAAAATAAGGGGGTGTGCTAGAATAGCGCCCCCTTAAATCATTGATTTTTCTCACTTTTTTAACCAATTTTTTAGTTGACAAACCTCTATTCTTAGTGTATATTATAGAAATAAATATAACAAAGGAGACATTATGAGGTATTTGATAACTTTAGCCACTATATTAGGAATGGTTATGTCGTTTCTAATGTGGGGTTTTAAAACTGCTAATGCCGGTGAGGCATATAACAAGGCAGTTTTAGGACACGTTATACAATCAACAGTGAATGGTACAAATGTTGATGTGAGTAAACTGATGGAAAGTGAGATAGAAAAACTTGCTCATCAATTTGCTATAGAATCTATTAGTATATTACAAAATTATTTACCTGCTATATTAGACGGCGTTGCTGCTGATATGAGATTGAAAGCCGACAAAGAATATAAATGTGCTTTATTAAAAGGTAGTAAAATAGAGGATAAACAATGTCAGTAGTATCTTTTATTTTAGCCTTTATCGTTTTATCTATGATAATGACTTTGGTAAAAATATTACCTGGTTTTATAAGAGCATTTATATATTTTACAGGCACAATATTTTTAGTAGGATTTTCAATTGTGGCTATAATAGCAGTTGTTGAAATGACATTATTATGATTGAGATATTAAATTTAATTTGGGTTTTAATACCTATGCCAGTATGGACTATATTCTTTGCTGGAATTATTGGGTATATTATTTTAGAAGTAAAGGAGAGAAATGACAAAAACGGAGAAAAAATTAAGGGTAAAGAAACTCTTTAAAAAAGATTTTTCCGTGAAAGCAAAATACAAAACAACATATAGTGATATTAAAAAGTATTTCAAAATTATCAATGATGTTGTTTTTGATAATTTGCTATCTCCATTTAATGAAGTAAAAATTAAACAGAT